ACCAGGTTCGACGCGACGTCAGTCGACGTCAGCACCTTCCAGTGGGACTTGTGGCCGACCGGCGACCAACCCGTCGACTGAGGGCCATTGTTCGTATAGCTGCCGCCGCAGTGGATCAGGGCGAGATCACCCGCGGCCGTCCCCACCGGCCACGCCAGCGACGTGCCGACGTTGGCGATCTGCCCCTGGATGAAGCCCCGCACGCCGACGGCCATCAGACGCTCCCCACTGCGGCGAGAAGCACGCCAGAGACGTGACGGGTGATGGGATCGACGGCACCCAAGTCAATGCGCATCCCGTCGAGCGCGGCACGAAGCTCGCCCGCCGAAGGGCCAGTCACGTAGGTGTTGCTCGTCGTGCTCATCGACCGACCGACCGAGCCGCCATCGGCGAAACGCAAGCCGTTGATCGCGTGGAGGAAATCGACGCCGTACTTGTTCACCGCTGCGGCCTTGACGACGTACTCGCCGTTGGACAGCCACGCGGGGATGCTGTCGCTGGTGGCGGTGCCGGGGCCGGTGATGTATCCGCCGGATGCGTTGCGCATCCCGAACCGGTCAGCTTGGGCGTCGACCCGCAGCTGAATGGTCTTCGCCGACCAGTAGTTGTAGAGGCCCTGGAGCGCCGCCTGCGCCCGAGACGTGTCGGCAGTGACCTGGGTCGCGCGGGTCGCCGGGATGCGGAACAACTCATCGGTGTAACGCTTGGCCGCAGCCTCCGAGCCATAGAACTTCAGGGCCATGTTATAGATCTGCTTGGCCGACTCGTCGGTGACCTGCTGCAACTGCCCCTGCGTCGCCCCGTTGGCCGCGAGAGCCGCAACGTTCTGAATCGCGCCGTGCGTCATCCCGTCGAGCGCGGACTCGGCTTGACGTGTCGCGGCGGCGTGTTCGGCGGACGACAGTTTGCTGTTCTCCTGCGCCTTGACGTTCGCCTCGATAGCCCGGGAGGCGTTGTCGATGGACTCTTCCCACTGCCGGTTCGCCTCGCGGGCGTCCAGCGCGGGAGAGGCGAACCCAGCCAGCGCCTCGGCATATGCCTTGGTCGCTTCGGTCGCCTGAGACGCCCGGTCGACGTAGTCCTGCACCGACTTGACCGTTGCGGACGTGCTGCCACCCATCGCGTCCTGCGCGGCGGTTGCCTGGTCGATGGCGGCGGCATACTGCGGAAACGCCTGCTTGAGCCGGTCAATTGGGATGCCCTGGAGCTCGGCCTCGTCCGTGATCCGCTTGAACGTCTCGGCCGCCTGCTCACCCCGGCCGCTGGACACGAAACCGGCCAGGGCTGCGTCCATCTGCCGGAAGAACTCGATGCTGCTCCCGGCCTGTGAGCCGTCCCAGAACATCACAGAGTCGAGAACGTTGGTCGCCCGAATCCACGCGTTCTCGTTGAAGACCCGCTCGACGGCGGAACCCAGGTCGTAGAACCCGGACCGCATGGACCCGGTCACGCCCTCGGCCTTGGTGCCCGCCTTGAGCAGCGCCTCCAGGGATTTCACGGCGTCGTCGTTCGCGCCCATCCACCCGTTTACGGCGGTCTGCATCCCCGCGTAGGCAATGCTTACCGTGCCAGCGGCAGCGGCCACCAGGCCGACACCCTTCGCCACGGCGGCCAGTCGAGTCGCGGTAGCAGACGACGTGAGCCCCATCTCCACGAGCGACGCCTTGAACGCCTGCACCTTGGGAATCGCAGTCATGACACTGCCACCCACGAGCGCCACAGCAGCAGCCGTCGCGCCGAGATAGATCGTCGCCGACTGAGCTGCGGGAGGCAGATTCCCGAACACGTTGACCGCGCCCTCGAGGGCCTGAGTCAGCCCCCGCAGCGCACCATTCGCGCCGGACCCGGCCTTGATGAGCGCCGTGTCAAACGAGCCGCCCAACCGCTCGACGTCGCCCCGCAGATTGTCCGTCAACCTCGCTGCCTGGTCGGCCGCAAACCCCGCGTCGTTGACGTTCTGTGTCCACCTGGCGATCCCGTCCGCGCCCTGGTCATACAGAACGGCAGCCGCGCGCACCGCATCGGCACCGAAGATCGTCGCCAGTGCCGAGTTCCGCTGCTCGACGGTGAGCCTCGACAACGAAGCACGGAGCCGGCCCGCGAACTCCGACATGCCGATGAAGTTCCCCGACGCGTCATAGGCGGACAGGCCAAGCTCGGCCATCTTATCCGCGGCCTCTTTGGACTGCGGGGTGAGCCGCTGCAACATCGACTTGAACGACGTGCCCGCGTCCGACCCGATCAAGCCAGCCGACGCGAACGCGGCCAGGGTGCCGGTCGTCTCCTCGATGCTGACCCCGGTCTGCGCAGCCACGAGCCCCGACTGCTTGAGCGCCATCCCCATGTCCTCGACGGACCCGACGGCCTTGCCAGCGCCAGCGGCGAGCAGGTCGGCGACATGCCCCAGGTCGCTGCCCTTGAGGTTGAACTGCTTCATCGCCACGGCGCTCAGTTCGGCCGCCTTGGCGACATCCATCTGCCCGGCAGCCGCGAGCGACAGTGCGCCCGTCAGCCCGCCGCCGAGGATGTCGGCGGTTGACACACCAGCCTTGCCGAGCTCGGTGATCGCCTGCGCCGCCTCAGTCGCCGAATACTGCGTGTCGGCACCGGCCTTGAGCGCGGCCTCCCGCAGCAACCCCAGATCACGGGAGGTTGCACGGGTCGCAGCGGACGCGGCCGACATCGCCGCGTCGAAGTCCATGAACTTCTTCACCGCCAGGCCAACCCCAGCAGCAATGGCAAGGCCAGCAATCGTGACCGACTGTCCGACCCGCTCCCAATCTGCCTTGTGCGCCTTCGCGTTCGCACCAGCGGCGGTCGAGAAATCCCGCGTCGCCGACCCAGCCGACTTCATGGCCGCGAGGTAGCCGGAGACATCGGCGCGCAATTTCACCGAGAGGGAACGGTCGCGGGCCACGAAACCCCCTCTATGGTGTTGGGATGAGAAGGACAGGGGCCTTGCTGGTAGCCGCCACCTATGCGCTCGGCGCGCTCACAGCTGGATCGCCCAACCAGACGGCCGTCCGGATCGTCGCGGCGGCACTCATGACGGTGGGCTCGGGACTGTCGGCGCGTTCGTGCTCGCCGTCGACTACTTCCGGACGCGCAACTCCGTCGAGAAGTAGCGCCCGGCCGAACCGTCGTGGCCGCCCTCGACCGCCTTATCGGCAGCCGCCCACGCCTTCGCCGCCACCGCCACCGCCGTGCACGCGTGACAGCGGTCCGCCTCAGCGGCATACGCCCCGTCGTTCTCGGCCGCGAACGACTCGTGCCGAGGCTGACCACAGCCAGGACACAGCGAGTCGAGATACGACACCCACGCCATCGCCGCAATCGCGTCCGACGGCAAGTAGGACGAGCCGGGCTTACGCCGACCCAGGAACACGCTCACCGGGACAGCGTGAGCGTGAGCCGTCTTGAGGACGAGCCGCGCGTTCAGCGCTTCCGGGCGCGAGAGGCAGCCGACGAGAAAGGGGCCGTCACGCCGAGGCCCTGCTGCGCGAGCGCCGCCGTCGTGAGGATCGTCTGCGCGAAATAGCCATCGCCGAGGGCGTCGCGCATCGCCGCGAACTGCGCCGCCGTCAACCCCGAGGGTTGAACGCACTGCGCCGCGAGCAAGTCCATCGCCCGCGCCATCTCGACATCGTCACCGGACCCCTTGTGCCGCTTGCGTATCCGCTCGACCTGCTCGTCAGGGATCGACGAGAACTTGAGGCCGAGTTTGCTCGCCTCCATCTCGTCTCGCAGGGCATCGAGCCGGTCGACCAGCGTGTCCCGCTCGTCGTCGTCGGGGTCGAGGTCCGCCAGGCGAGCGTCCAACTCGTCGATATCGGCCTGCAACCCGGCCTTGCCGTAGACCTCCACGAACTTGGTGACCCTCATCGAGCCACCGAGCCACTTGTCGAGATCGAACGTCTTCACGTCGAGGATGTCGTCAGCCACGGAGGCTCGCCTCGAATCGCAGGGCGCGGGGATGGGGGGAGCCGGCGAACATCGCGCGCTGCCGCTCAATGGCGGTGCAGGCGTGGCAGCGGATCGCCGAGACGACATAGCGCCCCTCGTTCTCCGGCGCCTCGCTCTCCGACCGGGGGGTCTGGCAGCCGGGACACGTGTCGGCCTCGGCCGCCGCGAATGAGGCGTCATCGCCGAGGGCCGACAGGATGCGGGCGATTTGGTTGCGGAGGTCGACCATATCGACGGTGACCTTGACGGTGACATGGATGACATGCGGCGCGGCGGCCATGGGTGCTCCTCAGCAGTAGGGCTCTCAGCAGGTCAACAGTTGAGGACGGGGCGTCACGCTGCTGAGGCCACGACGCCCCGCCCCGTCTGATGCGTCAGGCCGCGACAGTCTTGTCGTACTGCGCCGTGTCGCGGAGCATGACCGTGACCTTCGCCTTGAGTTGGGAGTTCCGCTCGATGGGCAGCTTGTCCCTGCTCGCCACGGTCACCGGGAAGACGTCGACGATCTGCGCCGCAGCCCAATCCGTGTCGACGTCCAGGCCGTAGCGGGCCACGAGGTACCCCTGCGTGGACGGTGCAAGCGCGACATACGCCTTGTTCGCGACATCGGCCGGAACCTGCACCTTGTGGGTGATGACGATGTCCTGCAGCTCCGTCTTCGACGAGCCCGGAGTGGCGAGGACGGTCCGCAGGCACGCCCGCCAGTCCTCGACCTGCTCGACGGTCGTCGACGCACCCCACGGCTCCTTGAGGTAGCACGTCAGTTCGAGGGACGACGCAGCCTTGATCTCGGTCGCCGCCTTCGGAGCCGTCACGTCGGCGATGGTGGTGACCCACTGGAGCTTGAAATAGCCGTCACTCGGGGTGGCGGCGGGAACGGTCGCGGGCATGGTCACGCCTCCTTGGCGGCGGCCGGCTTACCGGCCTTGTCGGTGATCGGCTTGGACGGCAGAGCGGCACCGAGCTCGTCGGCCGCGTCCTTGTCGGGCAGGACCGCGAGGCCCTGCGCCTCCGCATAGGCGCGAGAGACGGTGACCTCCGACCCGCCGTCGCGCACGCGCACGAGGACGTACGGACTGGACATGGGCACCCCTTCCAGGGCATGAGGTAGCGCCCCGGAACTCGGGGTGCTGGTTGGGTGGTGGGTCTCAGCAGTGACCCGCGACAGCGGGTGGAATCAGGGCTGGTACGCGAACACGTACCGCTCGACGGCCTGATAGACCGGTTCAGGTAGCGACTCGTCGCGGGTTGGGCCGTGGGACGCGATGTGGTCCGGGAGCCATGTGGCTCGACCAAGGACCGCACGCCAGTCAGTCAGGGCGTCAACGACGATGGCCGCGCCCGTCCCGGCCATCCGGGAGGCGGCCAGCGGGTCCGGGTGTATAGCAACCGACTTCACGTCGACCTGCGCATCGCGGCGGTCCGCGAGGCCCCCCATGTTCGAGCTCGTCGTCTCGCCAACGTTCCCCGACACCAGCAGGTAACAGTCCGGCAGCGGCCCATCCGGGACTGCATACCGGTACACGGTGCGGGCCGACTGCGCGGCCTCAAGGCGGTCAGCCACGGCAGCGACAACGTCAACCGCCAACGGACTCGACCCCCACCTTGACGAGCCATTCGGCCATGGCCTCGGCCTCCTTGTCGGCAGCCAAGATCGGGTCCGGCAGCGACGGGCCGATCTTCGAGTTGCCGAGCCAGTAGAACGCGAGCGACCCCCCGCGCCTGTCGCCCCTCTCGGACTTCTCGGGGCCGATCTCGGCGACGATCTCGTCGCCCTTCAACTCGACGTCATACGTGATCGCCCTCGGAAGCCCGGGGGCGTGCTCGCGCCCCGATGCCTCGCGCCGCAACTGGTCCTTGACGTTGCCAGCACCCTTCTTCACGACCTGCCGCGCGGCAAGAACGACCTTCGCGCCCGCGTCGTCAAGCTCCTGCGCGAACGCCTCAACCTCGGCAAAATCGAGGCTCACGGCCGGGCCACTTCCATGCACCGGAACCGTCGCGCCGTCCCCTGCGACTGCGCATGCCCCGCCGACACGGCGAACACCCGGCCAGTCAGGTCCGGGTCACGAACACACCCATCGACCGTCACCACCGACCGAGGCGGCACATCCGTGCCAACCCCGACCGGGATCGACACGACCGCACCCGAGAGCACGAACTCCGCATCGCCGGCATACACCTCACGCTCGGCCACATTCGGCCGCCTGACGCGACCCGGACCGGAGTAGAGCACCGCGCCCGGAACCGTCGCGTAGGTCGCCGTCACTGCATCCCACGCACCCCGAGTAGACGCAGCCCGGATCGTCACACCGTCGGTCATCATCGACTCGGCCTGCGCCCGCAGTTCAGGCAGCGCCGCCGCGATGTCGTCGCCGAGCATCACGGCTCGAAGTGCAGAGCGATCGTGAACGCACCCGACGGGCTCGAATCGACCGGCCGCAGCAGGTCCCACCACTCGTCGCGGATGTCGATCTGCCCCGTCGACGACTCGTAGCGCCGCGACACCCGACCGTCGTCCACCGCCACGTCAACCTGAGTCGCGGAATCCGGCCGCTTCGCACGCGCCGCCACCGCCTCCCGGACGACATAGTCAACGACCGACGCGTCGAGAGCCGCGAACGAGTAGCCATTCCGGGCGCACCACGCCAGGATCAACAACCCCGCGTCCTCGATCCACAGAGCCCACTGCTCCGTAGGGACAGGCAGAGCCCAGGAGGCACCGAGCGTCCGAGCGACGTCGTCGGGACAGACAGCCACGGTGCCTCCTGGACTTTTCAGGCCTCGGCGGCCTTGGTGGTTGCGGCCTTGCGGCGCGCGGGCTTCTCAGGCTCGCCATCGGCCTGCTCGATGATGTGGTCGCCGACCTGGTCGGCGGCCCACTCGGGGACCTCGTAGCCCGCGAACAGCGAGACGGGCGCGTTGTCCTTGATGACGACGGTGTTGGCGCTGAGCGTTGCCACGCTCAGACCACCGTCACCGTCATCGATGCGTTCGCGTTGACCGCGACGGGCTCGGCGATGGCGTCGCCCTGGACCTCGATGGACGCGCCGACCTGCTCGTCCCGGAAGACGCCACAGACGATGCCCGGCTGCTCGTCGGGCTCGATGCCCCACGACTCGAAGCCAGCCGACACGGTCCGACCCCAATAGGTCGCACCGAGCAGCGAGCCGTCCTCGGCGTCCGGAGCCACCGGCTCGGGGAGCAGGTAGATCTTGTTCGTCGAGAGCACCTTCGTGGAAACGCCGCCGACAGACACCGACCGGTCGTAGACCTCGATGCTCGGCAAGCCTGCCGACTCGGTGAGGGCCATGACCTCGGCACGCAGCGCCGGACGGGTCGCACCGTTGGCGAGCAACGTCGCGAACTGCGAGCCTGCCGCGTAGGCGGCCCACGCCGACTTGCCCATCACGATCCGGCCCGGGAACGCGCCACCGTTGTAGGTCGCATACGTTTCGCACCAGGCGTTCAGGGCGGTGATTCGGTCAACGCCAGCCGTCGACCACAGCGAGGCCGCCGTGATGGTCAGGGCACCGTTGCGGCCGAAGTCGTCGTTGATCCAGAAGTTGTCCTGGTCGACAGCGACCTTGCCCTGCTCGATGAGGATGCCTCGAGTGAGCTCCTGACGCATCGAGATCGCCTGCACGTTGCGCCGAATCGCAGCCTCGATCGACTTGCGCACCCGGTCGTCGCTCAGGCGAGCGAGCTCCTTCTGCGTCAGCTCGTCGATCGGCTCCGTCCGCGATGCGGCAGGCAGGTCGAGCGTCTTGCGAGTGACACCCATGCCCTTCCCGATCTCCGGCTTCGCGTTGAACGCCCGATACCGGGCGACATCGACCAGCCCGGAAGCGTCCGGGTAGAACTTGACGTGGTCGCTGTCGACGAACACGTTGGGCAGGAAGCGGGCGAGCGTGCCGCCCTTCTGCTGCTCGATGAGGTACTGCTCATCGCGCGCGATCCCCGTCGCCTCGACGGGGGTCATCAGGTCAGTCCAGAGAGGCATCGGTCATCAGCTCCAGAACGCGAACTGCACCTGCGGTGCGGTGGACGGCACAGCGAAGCCCGCGAGCGGGACCTTCGCCGTGATGACGTTGCCGCGCGTGACGACGGCACAGTTGGCGTCCTCGACTCCGTCGGTTTTGACGTCGCCCTTGAGGAAGCCGAGACGAGCGCCGGCGGTGTCGGCCCAGGGGCGGATGACGTCGCGGTCGTCGATGCGGACGGGGAGCCCGCACGGGAAATACCCGCTCGGGTAGTGCGTGCCGGCAGTGAAGGTGCTCACGTCCAGGACCCCCGTGATGGCCTCATCGAGGCCATCGGTGTTCAGGAGCCAGGCGTAGTCACCCGTGCCGTATGCGGTGGACGTGAGTCCGGGCATTGCGGTGTCCTTTCAGGACGTGGGTCAGTTGTTGGTCTTCTCGCGTGCGGCACGGCGGTCCGCCATGACCTGCGCGACGCTGGTGGGCTTCGCGCCCTCCGCCCCGCCACCGCGACCCTGCGAGGGGTCCGGCTTCGGGGTTCCCGGCTTGCCCGGCTTGCTCTCGGTGCCCTTCGCCGCCACCAGGGCAGCCAGACGAGCGCCGAGCTTGTCCATCACGTCCGGGTCCGTCGCGGACCGCAGCAACGCGATGTCGCCCTCGTCGTCGAGCTTGTGGCGTCGCGCCACCTCGTGGACGAGGTTGGTGTGAGTGAGCGAGTCGAGCTGGTCCTTGAGACCACCGACCAGATCGGCGATATCGGCCTTCTTGTCCTCGACGCCGAGCGCCGACTTGAGACCGTCCCGCAACGCGTTGAGCTTCGCCTCCAAGTCGCGGTTGACCTTCTGCTGGCCCTCGAAACGAGCCTGCCAATCGTCCGGCTTGCCGTCGGTCTTCGCCTCGGGCTCCTTGCCCTTCGCGTCGTCCGTCTCAGCGCCGTCGGCCGGATTGCCCGACCCGCCGCCGCCCTCGCCGTCCGTGTTGTGGAGCATGCCCAGATCGAGGCCGCCGCCGATGGTGTGCTTCCGCACGCGGGTCACCCGCATGTCGCCCTCCAGGGGAGGTTGGTCCCGACGCCTTGCGCGCCCGGGATGGTCAGATGCCCGCACCGACCCGGGCCACGGCGGCGAAATCGCCGACCACATAGCCCTGCGCGTGCAGGATGCGCACGGCCTCCTCGCGGGAGGGCGCGTAGCGGTAGATCGCGGCCGGGGTCGGTCGCGGGCCAAGCCGACGGACGGCATAGTTCTCGACCGCGCCGCGTCGACCAACGTTGGTCGACGTCCACGCGACCTCGGACTGCTTGAGCCGGGCGACCTCGCGGCGAACGCGCGTCGCATAGGCACGCTTCGTCGTGCCCTCCGTCGTCCACATGCCATCGGCCGACCGGCCACGGTCGGAGTTGATGACAGCGACCATGTCCGCGCCATCCGCAATCGCCTGCCGCTGCGCCTTGGTCAGATCGCGGACCTGATAAGGCTCAACCGAATCGACCAGGCCGCCCCTGTCCGGCGAGTCCGTCGGCACCGCCCGGCAGAGGCAGCCAGGGTGACGGTCGAACGCAATCTCGGCGCTATAGATGCCCGCCAGGACCGCACACCGCTTGCAACACCCCGGGTTGACCATCCGCGTCCAGCCGACGTGCGGGCGAACCGCGATAGCCGCACCCGTCCCAGCCCGACCCGCGTCAGCGACCTGCGTCACCGTCAGCATGTCCAGCCACGACCGGCCACGCGCCAGACGGTCACCCAGCGACTCCGCAGACCCAGACCGCGCCCGCACCACCGCGCCATAAGCGACCGAGTCGAGCGACCCGAGCATCATCCCGCCCGCGTCATAAGCCCCCGCCAACGCCACCGGGTTGACCTCACCGAGCACGGCCGAATGGATGCCCTGCTCCGCGAGCGCCGCACCCACGTATGCCGCACCGTCACGAGCCGCACCAACCTGCGCGGCAGTCATGAGCGCGACAATCCGAGGCCCAACCCGCGCCCAACCCGCGTCGAAATCCTCACCGATAGAGGACCACTCGCGGCGGATCGCAGCCGTCGTCAACCCCACCAACCGCAACTGCGCGGTGTAGTGATCAGCCGCCGACTGGAGCATTGCCCGTCCCGCGGGCCAAGTCACGACCGAGCGTCAGGATCGGGTCAGCGTTGCCCTCGGCCTCCAAGCGCGCACGCTCCTGCGCCTTGCGCGGCTCATCCCATTCGAGCATGTCCCACATGCCCTCCCGGGACAGGTCACCAGTCGCGCGCATCTTCGTGCCCGCGTCGGCAATCTGCGAGAGCGTCGGCGTCGCCGGGTTGCGCCACAGGACCCGGATCGTGTTCCGCGCGCCCCACTCGCCAGTGCGGAACCGTTCATAGAGGTCCATCACCCATGCCCACGAATCGCCGTCGAACCGATTCATCCGCTCGACCCGGCCGATCAGCCGCGACTCGTCGGCCATGATC